TATTGTAACTTCTGTTGCGCATCCAGCTTATTCAAACTTTCTTTCAGATTGATCGTCGCCGCTTCGCTCTTACTCGCCGCACTCGCCGCTTCCCATTGCTGCTTTTCCATCCGATTGACGAATTCGGCATGGAAGGCCTGCACATCCGCTTGCGCTTTATAAATCCCGGCCCCGATGGTAATGAACCCTGCCGCCACCGCCACCACAATCGGCAGCGGAAACCGCAACGAGGACACATCCGGGGGGGGCGCCTGTTCCAGCCGTGTAATCTGCATCGCCAGCGCCGCTAACCGCCGTTCATAGTCATAAATCTTGTCTTCTGCGGTCCGGAGGTCTCCCCGCAGTCGCTTATGCGCTTCCTCATTCTTGTCGTCGTTTTGCTCCACCATCTGTTGGAGTGCGCCCAGGGTTAGCCCCACGTCTACAACCACAAACCATCCGTGCGTCGCGCGCCATTGCCGTATCCCGCCATCGGCAGGCCCGTGGGCGATGTCGTGCACATCGCCAGATAGCCCGCCAGATCGCCCTGATCCTCGGTGCACTGCGCATCAAACTGATATTGCGCCGTGACTTCAAACGCGGTCAGTGCGAACGGCCGAACCCCGTCCCGGTGCGATTGGCCCATATCGCCTTTACTGAGATCGCCGCCGAACGGGTCCAAGGTATCGAGCAGTCGATCTTGATATTGCTTCGGGTCACCGATGGCCATGGCATTACTGCCTTGATGATGCCCGCCCGTGAGATAGGGCTGCATCACCCACCACCACGTAAAGCGATTGTCGACGTTCGTGCTCCCGGTATAGTCGTCGGTCCAGACTTCGCCGCCATCCTTCCACCAGGCCAGCGCCTCGTTCACCCAGTGCGTAAAGAGGGGCACTGACTGCGGCACGGCCTGTGCCATCCACGCAATGATCCCGATGAGCACATTGCCGGGAATGTTGAACTGATCCAACTGCCACCCGACACAACAGGTATCCATCACCCCTGCGCCCACGAGCGCATTGATGTAGGGCGTCAGGAACGGCCGCCAGTAGTCCACGGTCTGATCCTTCGCCTTGAAGGCCCAGCCGGTGCCCTCGCCGCCACCCATCAGCCAGTGATCGCAATAGAGGCCATATTGTTCGCGGGCGACACGAGAGAGGCTGATGTAGTTGTCCAGGCTGTGGCCGTAGTAAAGGGCGTGGCCCAGACTACGTTGGAGATGCGTATAACCGTTCTGCGCATACTCCATGAGATAGGCGTGCTGCCATTCGGCTGGGTAGTTGTCGAGCAGGGCGGCCATGATGAGGCTTGGATGGTCATGATTGGATCCCGGCACACTCGGTGCCCCGTCCAGCCGAATGCCGCAAAAGTTGCCGCGATAGAAATGCAGATCCCGCTGACTCGGCGCGATGAATGGCAGCACCGTGCGATAGTTGACGGGCGGCACGAACGGCGGCAGCGGCGCGCGCCGCACGGGCGGAATCTGCGGCCCGAGACCCGAGCCCGACCGCCCGCCGATGAGCACCACGGACGAGGCTTTCATCCCACGAACCGAAACATCACCACGGCCGCCGTGTTGTCGGCGGCGCCGACTGCGGCATCGTCATAGACCAATAGGTCACCATAGTGCGCCGCCCAGCACCATGGACTATCCGGATTTTCGCCAGGACGTAGATCCCGAACCAGTCCCGACGGCTCGACCACCATCGCCACGGGCGTCTGGCCAGGCAGCACATGCCGATAGACGATGACATAGCCCGGCATCGCCTGCGACGGGTCGACGCGACACCGCTGATAGATGGGCGTCGGATCCTTGATGTCGAAAATGTAGGTCATGATGGCTGCTTGAAGAGCGCCAAGAGGTCCACCGGCTGCGAGGTTTGCAGTTTGATGCCAGACGCATCGAGGCCCAGGCCTTTCAGGGCTTCCACGAGCTTGGTGACCGCTTCCACGATTTGCAGAATTTCTTCAAGGTTCATGATGTCCCCAGCGTCACGTTAATGACGCAATCGACCCAGGGCGCGAACACTGGATCGGTGTCTACGAATTCGTCCACGCGATTCCGCGCCTGCCCGCACTGCGTCCACCGAATGCGTGTGCCGAACGCGCCGATGGGGCCGCTCGTGGCCCAGTGTTCGTTCCCCCACGTTTTGCCGCCGTCCTTTGAGGTGCGCCGCATCACTTGCGGCAGCGCGCCTTGCCCCATCACCAGCCCGTTGCCCTTGTCCGCGATGAGTTCGATGCTGTTGGTAATGAAGCGGCGCTGATCGAACGAGAGCCGCGGCGGCTGCCGGAGGCGCCGAATCATGGCGCCGTCGACATCGGTAAACACTTGCGTGGTCATCTCATAGATCGCGCCCGTCGCCCGATCCTGCACCAAGTTCCGAGCCGTATCGGAACACGCAAACCCAGGACGATACGCGGTCCATGTCGCCAGAGTGGTATTCCAGTAAAGACGCTCATGAAACAACGAAGACGATTGGTCATAGCACCACGTCCGTTGTGCCGTGGGGAAGGTCACCGTGTAGAACGTATGGCCGTTTTCCTGATAGGAAAAACCAATCGCATCGGCCAGCGTGCTATATGTCTGCAGTGAGGCCTCTACGGCATGCGTCGAGACCCGTTGCGGGGTATAGCCGCTCGCCGCCACGATCTTGCCGCGGCCCTGATCGTTGTGCGACACCCACAGCAGAGAGGTATCGAGCCGCGCCCCAGAGAACGGCGCCCCGATGCCTTCCTGCATGAACCCCTCCTGAATCGGCGCCAGCGGGAACGGCGCCCCGCCGTTGTTCCACCAGACTTCCGAGGTGCGTTCCCCGAGCAGATAGGCCAGCCGGTTGACGATATAGAGCGCGCGCCACGGGTCAGAGCCCGCCGTGCGCTGTGCAATGTTGCCGGGATTGACGACGAGGAAATTTTCAAAGTTCGTGACTTGCAGCGTGGAGCTCGAGGCGTCGAGGATGAACCCAAAGCCGTCAAGGAACCCGCACATCGTGGCGCCGGTCGTGGTCACAGGCGTGACGCCGAACCCCGGCACACTGACCACATAAAACTGGTTGCCGCTGGTGACGCCGACTTGACTGCCCGCATCCCCATTCGTCATAAACGTGCAGGGGTTGGCATCGCCCGCGAGCGTGGCGCGCGCCGTGACGCTGTTGTCCGCATTCAGGCTATACAGCACATTGCCCGCGACAAAGAGCGTGATCCCGTTTTGCGAGAAGATGCCGCGGCCCAGGGCCGCCGAGGGCGGTTGCGCCACGAACCGAAACCCCGGACACTGCAACAACACCCACGGGCTCGGCGCCGAGCTCGATTCATTCGCCTCAGGGAAGCGATTGATCAGCCGTTCGGCGTCAGCCATGTAACTGACACTCTGATAACTCGGCCCGATGAACCCCGGATATGACGGCATTAGCTAATGCCGACACTCACTGCGAGGGCCGTGGCTGGCGCGCTCGAGCCGCCAAGGGTGGTCGTCGCCGCCGCCCAGATGCCGTTTTTGAAGAACAAGCCCCCGACATCCTGCAGGGCAATGGTCGACGTGACCAGGGTATTCAGCCCCACGGTAAAGACCGGCACGCTCGTGCCCACCGTGGGTGCCAGCGCCGAATCATAGAAATGCACAAAGGCCGCGGCCGCACTGGCGTTATACGCCACGATGTCGAAAATCTTCTGACCTGGGCCGTCGATGAAAATCGGGGTATTCGACAGACCCGACAACCCGTTGATTAACAGTGGTGTCGCCATACTGCTCCTATCGACTGAACGTCGTGCTGTCCGTCAGAATGTTGTAACCGCCGCCCAGCCCGGGCGACAGCGCCGCATCGATGCCCATCACGCCCGGTTCCACGTTGGGCCGTTTCATCGCATCAAAGGCCGTGGCCGCCATCCGCGGCAGGAGATCCGGCACGGCCACGCCGAACGGCATACACAGACGCAGCGCCAACTGATACAGGAACGCCGACTGATAACCTTCCGGCCCGAGGAGCACACTATCGAGCGTGGCCGGGACACCCACGGCCTGCGGCGTATAGAGCACCATCGTCAGGCCCTGGTTCGGCACCGGCCAGATCGTCAGCGTGCCATTCGCATCGGCCAGATTCGTCTGGTAAAACGCCTGCATCGGAAGGCCTGACTGCAGGCCCTTGATGGAGATGGAGGCATAGGCATCCTCATCCATCAGCCCGAGTGGCACCTCGACCCCGGGATTGGTGCCCGGATTCACATAGGTGATTTCACTGACCCACACCGGCCGCACCATATCGACGGTTTGTCCCGGCCCGACCTGCACCGCTGAGACATTGGACGGCCAACTAAATACCGTGCGCAACTGTCGCGACAGCGTGAGTTGATCGGCCGCCCAGGCGTCGATCATCTGCTGCACGCGCCGCAGCCCGATCTGCCCCTGCGCCGCGGTTAATGTTTCCTCCCCCGCGAGCACGCCAATTTCCTGCAGCGCATCGGTGATGATGCTGCGCACGGTATAGGCGAGGGTGGTCGTGGTGCCGATGACCGCCGCGGCCTGCGTGGCGGTTTCCGTCGGGACCTGAATGGTGGTCGGAATAGCGCCCGAGCCGACGAACGTGAACCCGACGTAAGTAAAATCGGTTTCGGTCTGCAGCGGCCGGTAGGTGTAGTAGCCGTTGCCTTCGGCAATGGCCACGCCGCCGTTGTAGCCGCCCAGCACTTGCGTGCCCGCATCGCCCGTCACATAGACCGTGACCGTGCCGCCATAGGCCACACCCGTCGACGCGCTGATCATCTGCGCGCCGATGACCCAGCCGGTGGTATTGCGAATCGGAATCGCCATTAGTGCGCCCCAATCGTCGGGATCTGCGTCGTTACCGGAATGGCCCCCGCGCCGATAAACGTGAACGCCACCAGCGTGTAATCCGTTTCCGCTTGAGCTGGGCGATACGTATAATACCCGTTTCCCTCATTCGCGCAGAGGCCCGATCCCACACTCCCGATCGTTTGTGTGCCCCCGTCGCCCGTGACATAGACAGTGACGGTGCCCGCGAACGGGCCGCCGCCGATTTCTACGATCATTTCGGCGCCGACCGCCCAGCCCGGGGTGTTGCGAAAGGGAATCGCCATCACTTGATAATCGATTGGAACCCATTGGGTCCGATGTATTGATTGGCCTGCGCCGCCCACTCCGGCCGGAACGCAATGACCACGCTGACTTCCTGCACCGGCTTATTCGCCTGCGCCCCCCAGTCCTGCGCCCACTGCCGCAGCACCAGCCGATTCGCGAGAGTCAGCGGCGGCCCGGGCGGCGGGGGCTGCGGCGGCGGAATGGCGGCCGTGGCCACCGCTACCGGTCGCGGCGGATAGGGCGCGGGTGGAATCCACGACGCATACACCCACCACGGCACCGGAATGCTGACCTGATGCACGTCGGGTAGCCTGAACCAGCCCGCCCATGGCGCGCGCGTTTGCGCTGGCCAATTCTGGATCCATTGCTGTTCAATCAGCGTCAGGTTTGCCGCGACAATCGGCCCGACCGCGGTATACGGAGACGGCAACGGCACCCAGACCGTTGGGGGCGCCTTCGGCGGCACAGGCGGAATCGGATCCCAACTGCGCACCAAGAGATTCAGTGCTGCCGTGGACAACGGGCCGCCCGGACGCGGTGAATCGGGCGCGCTCTGCGGAATGACAAACGTGTCGACCACTTCAATCTGGAGGGGATCCCACTGCGCCAGAATGTGCGCGTTCGGCTGTCGATACGGTGTCGCCGAGACCGGCGGGGCTGGAATCACCGCCGCGTTTTTGACTTGCTGCGCGTCCGGATAGGGCAACCGTGGCTCTAATGTCGGCGGCCACGCGTTGACCACGAGCAGATAGGTGACGGTCTCGCGAAACCGCTGCGGCGGGTTGTCGGGCGGATTCGCAACCACCGTATGCGGGATCGGCGGCGTCACCGCGGATGGCCCTTGAGCCGGCGGCGGCGGCGGATACCAGATCGCCATTTACTGCGCCAGGAAGGGCATCATATAGACCTGATGGGGCACAAAGGTGGCCCCAGCCACGCCGACGACTAACGAGGCCCCAAAGATATTGACATTCCCGGCCCCACTGGCCAGTGAATACGTAATGGTGAGGGTTTGGGAATCCGAGGCCGATTGATACGTGAGTTTGTAATTGCGCACATAATTGGCTCCCGTATCGCCCCCCCCGTTATCCGTATAATCCGTCGCGGAGGAATCCGAGAGATGCGCCGTAAAGTTGAGCGTGCTCTGAAAGCCTCCAATGAAGACATAGGCCGTCCGGAGCACCAGCGAATCCGCCGGAAAGGTGAACGTAAACCCCGAACCCGCCCCAGTCGCGGCGAGATAGATGCCGGTTTGATCGGAGCCACTGGCGGTTGGCGTGCCATTCGTCCAGGAAATGGTGCGCGCATACCCGGTAAATTGATTTTCAAGGCCGTTGAAGGCCGTGTAATTCGAAATCAGTGAACCGCCCCCGGACTTCCGCTGTGACGTGCCCCCGGTATTTGTCCAATGGACCCAGTCTGTCGTGGTGATGGCGTTCCCTTGACCATCGGTGGTATCAATATTGAAATCGGGATTCGTGGTGGTGACGGAGCCGCTCAGACTCGCCATTATTCAATTAACCTCCACATCCCGGCATTCCAACACGCCCCCAGCACCGCCCAGCGCCGCCCGTCGGTGATCGTGGCCATCATGGCCGCCCCGGCCGACATCGGCACGGTGGGCGCCGTCCAGCCGGTGATCCCCGGTTGTGCCGCGGTCTGGTAGGCCGGACCGCTGCCCCCAATGCCATAGAACGAATAGATATTGTTCGGCGTGCCGCTGACGACTCCGCTTTGGCTCAGCCCCGCATCACCGACATGCGTGAACGTCGCAAAGTAATCCGTGGTGCGCAGCACACCTTGACCGAGCCCCGAATAAATCTCACCGAGATAGCCCACGCCACTGGTATCGGGCTGATAAATCTGCATCGCCCCATGCGGATGTTCGGCCGCGTCCACATGCGTCCAGGTGCTGCCGCTATTCGTCGTGCGCCAGGTGCCGAATGCGCCGCCCGTGCCTTGCGCCGTCCAGATCCACGTCGTTCGGGTCGTGCTGGGCGTGCCGGTATTGATGAAGAAGGCGAAGGCGGTTCCCGTGGCGCCCGTCATCCCAGCATCTAACGTGATGCCGGACCACGTTGATCCGCCATCCGTCGATTCGGCCAAGCCGTTCGCCTCATGCCGCGTGATGATCAGATGGTTGGAGTCATTCGGATCGACGCTCGGCGGATAGACATCCTGCGTGGCAAAGGGCGTCACGCTGTGATTCGTCCAGGTCACGCCATGATCGGTGGAGACGAAAAACCCGAGGCCGCCGCCCGCAATGCCGCCTTGATATAGCGTGCCATTCGGGGCAATCGAAATCTGCCCCGTCATGGTGGCGTTAATTTGCGTCCAGGTCAGGCCGTAGTCGAGAGATTGATAGATGCCGTTGGCCGCCAGCGAGCCCGCGAACTGCGCAAACATCCGGCCCTGCAGGGTCGGATCCGTCACGACGGCATTCGGGCCGACGGTGATGTCGACCCCGGCAGGCGTCACGTTCGTCCATACGCCCGCAGGGCCCGTAATGGCCCCTTGCGCGAGCGCGGTCGGTAACATGCCCCCGACCAGACGAGGGATATAGAACGTCGGCATGAGACGAAAAACGGAGCCAGCCGCAGCCAGCTCCGTCCCTTCCGGCCTTAGCCGATTTCGCGATAGACCACGCCGAAGGACCAGCCGGTGAGCGTGCCGGGCGTCGACGTGAACTGACTGAAAAAGCCGCTGGTGCCGCCCGGCATGAACTGCATCGTCTCAGCAGGCGTCGGCACCCAGAGCCAGCCGTTCAGGACGTTGAAATTGTCCGGATACACCTTGATTTCCGCGCCGCCGCCGTTCGCGCTGGAGTTAATCCCGGCCGTGCCCGCCGCGCCGGTCGTATTGCCGACCAAGTTCGCCGTGGGCAAGCCCAGGGACGTTTTGGCAGGCGTGGCGCTCACCATCGTGGGGAAGACCGTCACCTTCGTGCCGAGGCAGACGCCTTGCTGCGCGCTGGTGGCGTTGGCGCGCTGGCTGACCCACGCCCGGAGCACCTCAAAACCCGGGACGCCTGCGCCGCCTGCGCTGGGGTTCAGGAACACCAACTGGGGTGAGGCTACTACCGTCTGGTTGTCGCCCGATACCGTGTAAGACCGATCAGCCATGAGTCAGATCCTTTGTCAGAGCGGGGCGGCCATCGGCCTGCAATACGAACCGCTGCCCCGGACGTTCGTAGTCGATCTCTTTCCCCGTGCGCACGTCGATATGTTTGTAGCGCGGCACCTGTCCCGTGCCCTTGCATTCTGGGCAATCCACCACGCTATCCGTGCCCGTCACCGGATTGCGGCCCAACCACATCTTGCCGGGAAACCGCTTGTTATCACTGCAGGCGATGCAGCGCATGGTTCCGACCGGCACGGCGATGAACGGGACAATTTCGGTCATGCACTTTTCTTCGCGGTCCCGTTCGCCTTCGGTAGCCCGCCGACCAGCGCCTCCAGATCATCGGCCGAGAATTCGGCCAACTGTTCCTGAATGGCCTGCATCTGCGCGCGCTTGGCGCCGTTGACCACCAGATCCCGATCCGCAGGCGACAGGGACGCCAGCATGATCCGCATATCGGCCATCGGGTCCGGCGCTACGAGGCCCGGATCGACTTCGACATAGCCTTCCGCCAGCTTCGCATCGTGGTCTGACTTCGACCGCACGCAGATTTCCGTGCCATCCACCGCCCAGAGCAGGCGCGGATAGGGATGCGTCTTGTTGGCCTCCGGATCGTCGCGCGGCCCGACTGCCGACCAGAAGAATGTCGGGCGCGGGTCGTCGGCCGTGGGCAGGAGCCGCAGATCATGTAGCTGCCGCGGTTTGAACGGCGAGGCCTGCCGGGCGGCCATCCCTGAGAGGGTCAGGGATCCGTTGTTAATAGCCTGCTGGATTTGCGCGAGAAGTTCAGGCGATAAATCCATTAGGGTTCTTCCTTGTGACCCTCGGCCACCTTCGCCGCATGGGTCGCCTTGTCATACACCGTGATCTCAGTCCCGTCAGGCGCCCAGAGCAGGCGCGGATAGCCGCCGACCTGCTCAGGCCCCGACAAGATGTCGGCCACGCGCGGCTGTTCGGGCGCGGCCTCCGGTTCCTGCCACTCGTCCGTGTGCTTCTTCGCCATAGACTCCCCTTCCTACAAGCCGTTATCCCAGCGTCACGCCTGCGCTCGAGCAATTCGCCACGGGCGCCCAAGTGCCGTTCTGCGCCTTGATGGTGAAACACCCGTTGATGGTCGCCGGGAACGTCGCCATGTCCGAAGAGGTGGTATTCCCATAGAACCCCGCGGTATACGTGATCGTATGCGCCGCGGCCGTGGTCGAAATGAAGATGATCGTATTCTGCTGGTCGATGGCCGGAGCCGCGAGCGTATAGGCGCCAGCGCTGCCCTTGGTCAGGTAGATGATCGTGTTGTTGACCGGCACCGTCCCGGCGCCGGTGGGACCGGTAATCGCGCCATCTGCGCCGAAACTCTGCGTGTAGGTCACGTTCGGCGCCACGAGGCCCGCCGACACAAAATCCGTCGTGGGTCCGAAAATCACGGGCGCCTTGACGCCGTGCGGTCCGGCCGGCGTGCCATTGTAGCCCGGCACGACTCCGATGGACGGTGACAGACTGATGTCGGTGACGCGGAGCATTTCGCCGTCAATCAACATCAGATGTTTCGGCGCGATGCCCGACGCCGACGTGAGGGACACCAGCACGTCATTCTGGGCCTTGGCGCCGGAGAGTGTCGTAGCCGTCAAGGCCATGTCAGAATCCTTTCAGTTCGGTTTCCACCAGCGAATTCGTGCCGCTGAAGGACGCGCCGCCGTTGAAAGAGACGCCGATGATGGTATTGACCGGCGTGGAATCGAAGGCCGAGGACACCACGGACAACTGGCCGAAGCCTGACGCGCCGGTCGAAATGAGGCCGGTGGCCGCCAGCGCATGGCTGCATTCGCAGACACCCACCAACACCGCCGCACTCCCGATCAGCCGGAAGTGGGCCGTGACGGTGAACAGCCCGCTATCAGCCGCCGCCGTGCCGGCGCCCCACGTGAACGTGAGAATGGCGGCATCGGCGGTGCTGCCGGCCGTCCCGATCCGCACGATCACGGTCGGGGTCGCGGTGCCGGCGGCGGTCTTGACCATGTCGAACGTGCAGACATACCGCATGCCCAGCACAAAGGCCGACGGGGGCACCGGAATCGCGCTGCCCACCAGATACGTGTCGGCCGCATACGCGCCGGAGACACTGGCCGGGCTCGTATTGGATTTGATCACGCCGCTCTGCAGCGAGGTGCCCGCGCCGAAGTCCAACGGACTACCAAAGAAGGCCGGGGCGCCGTTCTCATGCGGCAGCGCCAGCGATCCGTTATAGCCCGACACCACGTTGATCGTGGGCGTCAGCGTGGCATCGGTCGCCCGATACCATTCGCCTTCGCAGTAGATCAAGTTGCCCGCCACCAAGCCGGTGGCCGAGGCCAACTTGAGGGTTTTATCGTTGGGCGCCTTCGCGAGGCTCAGGGTCGTCTGCGTCAGCGCCATGATTAGCCACCCACCACGCAGGCGAGCTCCTGCCGAAGCACGGCCGTGCCGTAGAGCACGTCCAGCCGCTGGATCCACTGGTCGGTCGTTGCCACGTAATCACGAATCACGCGGATCGACTTGCCCGATTTCTTCGAGGCCGCCCGATAGGCGCGGTCCGTGCCGCCCGGCAGCGGCATATCGACCATGGCCAAGGTGCCAAAATTCTTATTGGCCACCATGTTGAATGGCGTCTTTTTGCCGGTGATGGTCGAGAAGTTGGCCGCGGGCGTATCGTAGACGTAGATGGCCGCGTTGACCGGGGGCTGATTGCTGACATTTTGCAGCTGGCCGCTGTAATACAGCGCGGGCGCGAACGGAATGGTCAGCGTGCCACTCACATCGGAGGTGGTGGCGGTCACGACGAATTGCTGGGCCTGCCCCATGTCCTGATAGTTCTGGGGGTTCACCACGTTGACCGGCGAGGACGCGGAGATAAACGAGAACTTGTCCCCGGCGTTCAGCGTCGAGGCGCCCGATTGCCATCCCGTGGTGGACACCGTCGTCGCGCCGTTGCTGGGTGCCGTGCCGACCACTGGCGTGCTCGTGCCGAGCGCGCCCACGGTTTGCACGTAGATATTCTGATCCATCCGCCACGCCATGCCCAGCGTGCCGCTCTTGGTCATCGACCCAGTATCGTATTGGCTGCTGATGTCCTTCACGCTGTTGAACAATGTTTTGAGGTTGTCCATCAACGTGTAATCCGCGATCGGATTCAGGAAGGCATACCGATCTTCCGGAGGGCAGGCGTTGTTATCGAGCTTGACTTTGGCCAAGCCGTAGGTGCTCAGCGCCGTCGGCGTCGTGCCGGGCGTGCCGACCCAGTTGTTGAGGCCCTGGGCCAGCGCGCACACGTCCTGATCGATCAGGTTGGAGAGCCGCACAATCTGCGGATAAAGGATCCGCTGGCGATAGTCGTCGATGTCCAAGGTCAGGTTCTGTGAACTGACCTGGGTGTCCACGCCCCGCTGATACGACAGCGTCAGCGGCACCTGCGTCTCGGTGATGGCTTCAATCTGCGCCGCCTGCCCGAGACGACCCAGGTAGCGGGGCGGCTTGCGGATGTTCAGCGTCTGCCCGAGCACGGCGCCTCCGAATTTGAACTGATCGGAATACTCGCCGTTGATCGCCACCATCACATCGTCTGTGTTTTCCAACACATCGAGGGCTTCCATGGTGACGACCGAATTCGTGAGGAATGTATTGGCCATCTGGCCACCCCGCGTTTACCGTCGATTGCGCCGCCGTTGTTCGTTCCGCACTTGCTGATACCGTTCAAAGTTCCCAGTATCGGCCACGTCGGACAGAGAAGGCGCAGTCGTTTGGCCCCCGGACCCCACAGGCTGGATTGGGGCGGGGAGCGTTGGTAAAGGCGGCGCGGCAGTCGAGGCCTGTGAAACGGCTGCCGGTGCCGGTGCGAGGGAACCGAGCAGACGCCAGAATTCCAGCGGATGCACTGACGCCACTTGCTGCGCCAGTTCGGCATTCCTCACGATCGCATTCTGAATGTGCGCACTGTCGGGATGCTGAATAATCGCGGCCACGCGATCATTCGGGATGGGCACGTGTGCCCCCGGCCCGTTCATGCGCACCGCATCGAAGTCCGGATAGACCTCACGGCCCTTGGCCCATGTTCGTTCGGCCTGACTCATGAAATCGCGAGAGGCCCGATCCGCTTCGATGCTTTGTCGGATCCGGGCGTCGATATCGAGTTGTTGCTGCTCAGTCAGCCAGCGGCCGGAGTCTATCACGAATTCGCCGTAGGTTTTGTATTTTGTGCCGACTTCATCTTCGGAGGGCTGTGGACGGCCCTGCGGCGGCGGCTGATAGGCCGGTTGGGAATATCCCGAATTCCCCCCGTTCGGGACCGACGGGGAAGACGGCGCAGGCGCGGGCGAAGACGCAGCCGGGGCCGCAGGGCTGGGCGCGGCGATCTGCGCTTTGAGCGCATCTAACTGCCGCTGGAGTTCAATATTCTGCGCCTCGAAATCTTTGGCGCGCTTGGTGAGCTCGGAAAACCGCTGCTGCCCGCGTGTGGGTTTCGGCGCATGGGCCTGCGCATCGGCAGGCGCCGCGGGCGGTTCCTCGACCGGCGTATGCCGATCCATCGTTTCGGCCAGGGCTTCCGTCGTGACGCCGACACCCGTCAGCGTGCGGCCGCCCTGCTCATGGGAAACAAGCTCGCTCGGATCGGGCGCCGTCACTGCGTCGTTCATATCAGCCTTTCATCTTCTTCGGATGGAGATAATTTCCGAGCCGGGAGGCATTCGGATGCGAGGCATGCGCCGCCGCATGCCCGATGCTGGGGAATTTTGCATGCACCTTGGCGCGAATGGCGCCCGGATTTGAGGCATAGTGCGCCATCGACAGCGCCGCGCGCGCATGCGCCTTGTTTTCGATAGGAAAGGATCGGTGAGGGCCAGCGAACGCCGACGACGGAAGCGATTTACGCGCGGCGGCTTTCAATCGAGCCATTTTCTAGCGTCCTTTCCGTTTCGAGACGTGCGCCGGTTTACCGTGCATCGAACCGCGAGCAAAGTCGCCTAACTGCGCCATCGTCATCGACCCGCGCAGTTTGCGCGCCAGGGGAAAATTCGCCCCGTGTTCCGCGGCTTGGAAGAGTCTCTGCTGCGCTTTTGATTTCGCGGGCATCGTGTCGCCGTCCTTTCCCAGGCCGCGTTTTGTCTTTCCGGACTGGCGCAGGCGGCGCCGGCCAGTCATCCGCCCGTAATGCACACTGACAGGCGGCGCAATACCAGATCTTTGTGGTCGCCCGCGGATGGTGCGGATCCAGCGCCACACGTTGCGAGCACGGCGCCGAGATGAAACAGTCGCAGACACCCAGCCGCAACTGGGGCGTCGGGATGCCGCGGCGTCGATGACTCATACTCACTCGGCCCTCTCACGGAGCCGCTGCTTCCGGGCCTCGCGGGCCTCACGGGAAAGTGATAACCACCAAGCCATCCGCTGTTCCATCTCTCGTCTCACCGCCCACTCATGGGCCACGGTCTCACGCTGGCGATCATCGTGCGCCTTCCATTGTGATTCCAGACGCGCCATCAGGCCCATACGTCATGGGCAGTGAATCAATCGCCCCGCGACATCAGACCCAATCCCAATTGCCGCCCCCGCGGCCACTTGCGCGAAGGTGTGCCGATGGGCCGTCATCCGCAGGCCGCCCGTCGCGATGCCAAATGACGCGCCGATCGCCCAGCCGCTGGCGCTCGCGCCGATGAAACTGTTCATCGTATGGCCGCTGGGCATGCCATCAGCGGCGCACCCGAGACAGGGCCTCGGCGAGTGCACGAGCGCCTTGATCACGATCGTCGTCACGTTCCCGATGCCTTCGCTCAGTGCCAGCCGCCCGAGTTGACAGCCCTTGTGTTCGCTCTGCAGCGCCTTGATCGCCGCAATCGTCGGATTGACCGCGGCCGTCGCATAGGACAACTTATCGGGAATGGTGTTCACGGGTTCCTGCGCGAAGACCGGAGCGGCCCAGAGTGCTACAATTAGAGCCAGCACACCCGCCATGCCTCTGCTCGCCGTGAGCACGCACAAATCGGCGGGTTTTTTCATTTCTTCGGACTCACCTGGGATCGGATAATGATCGCGCCTCCGGCGATTCGGATCAACTGTCATACGGTGGCCCCGGGATCGTTGGCCGTGATGTCGTAGACGAGATCCGGCATCAGCGCCGCCAGGTTCGTATCAGCCGGTGGTTGCACGGCCGCGCCGCCATCCACCATCCAGCCGTAGGTCGTCGGGCATGTGATGTATTTCCAATTGCGCATCACGAGACCGGTCGGCTGATTCGGCGCATTCAGGAAGTAACCCAGCGCGCTCATGTTCGCGCAGTTCTCAAACGTGAGGGCCTCGAGCGTGACGTTGCGAACGCCCTGGTTGAAGAACACCGCTCGCGCATCGCCCCAATTGCCATCAAATTGGGTGAACCGGCAGTTGCGGACCACCACATCATCCATTTGACCGCT